TACAGCGCCCATTTATCCATCCAGCTGGCGGGGATCAGATCGCCCAGTCCATACAGCTCGCTGGTGATCAGGTCATAAAAGCACCATACCGGATTGTTTGTCCAGGCAAGCTTGAACGTGCCATCCCAGGTGCCCGAGTAGACCCGTGTCTCGGGGTTGTAGTTGCTGGGCACGCGCACGATTTTGAGTCGGAACCGGTATGCGCGGGTCGGGATGCTGGAGAACTGGCGGGCATCAACTCGTATGCCCACAAGGGCAGACATCGGGTAGCGCAACTTCGCATCGACAATCTCCGTGATCGACTCGACCACCGTTTCATCGGCAATCGTTGAATCGCTGGTGTCCGGTGTAATGCGGCGCACGCGCAGTGTCCAGCCAGACTCTGAGGCCGGCAGGTCAATGCGGTGGGATCGGGAGTATTTCTGCGTCGTCTTGCCGTCGAAAGCTGCGGATAGAACCTGTTCAAAGGCCCCGCCGTCTGTCGATAGTTCAATGACATACTCGACGCGATACCCGCTGATATCCCCTGTCGTTGTGCTTTGCTGCGACAGACGGTTGACCGCAAGCATCACCCGAACAGCAGTCAGTTGGGTATTGGTGATCCCTTGCGTCCAAGGCGTGGCGGATCGAAGCTCGACGCCCACGGCGCTGGTCGCCTCACTGGCAGGAAAGCCCCGGATGTAGTCCTGATCCTGCGTGCCCTGCCTGAAGTCGAACTGCACGCCATCGAAATTGAGCGAGCCATCGGCGTTCGCCACCGGGGTGCCGTCCAGATACACGTCCTGTAGCGGTTTGTCGGCATGCACGGGGCCCTGTATAGGGCCATAGCAGATCAAGTCGAGCACAGACGCATAGGAGGTACTGTGCAGGCTGTCTGGCTGCTCCACAGGCGTGCGGGCGCTGCCGCCGCCGCTTTTACCGCCTTTGTAGCCGACAATTCTGTACCCGCCAGATACAGAAACGGCGCCATCTGGCGCCGTCAGGGGCTTGTCTATTACGTCTGTCGTCACTGCTGGTCTTCCGCGTAGATGCCTGCCGAGATAGTGGCGCTGCCGCACCATGCCTCTCCGTAGCCAAATGGCACAGGGTTGCCCTGCGCTGTCGTGTTTACCGGTCCGTTGAAGTTGTACGATGCACCGTTCTCCGGCCTATCTGCCGTTCCAAGTCCTGTCGGCGTAGGGCTGATCATTTGGAATATGCCCCCGATGGCCATGCCTGCGCCGGCGGCGAACATTCCCGTTACAGCACCAGCACTCAACCAGCTTCCAGGATTCCACCAGGCCACAGCGATCAGCGCCACGCCCAGAATCGTTTGAAATATGCCGCCGCTCTTGGCGCCCGCAATCACTGGCGCAATCCGTATGTCGTCGCTTCCGGCTGGGGCCTCGAGCTGCTCGGCATCGATATTGTGCTTTCCTAGGAAACAGGCGTAAGAAATGCCCCTGTCCTTGCTTTTCATGAGCTCGGCTTCGAATCCCGGTACCATGACACACAGCGCCCGCACGGCTTCTGCGGTGCTGGAGACGGCCAGACGATGTACCCGGCCAAACATCGTACCGAGCTTGCCGTACAGGCGCACATTGCGCAGTTTCTCGTCACTCATCTGAGATCCTTGTGTCGAATGATCAGGCGGGTAATCTCCCGCCAATAACCGCCATAGGGCGTGCGCTCGGACAGCTTGCCGTAGACGTGATGCAGCATTGCGTCCGGTACGGTAAAAAGGTCCGGCGCTTCTTTCAGCGGCTCAGCGCCAATGAAAACGGCGGCGTGATTGACGCGTTCGCTGCGCAGCTGCATGAGGATTACGTCGCCAACCTGAACGGATTGCCCATCACCGATAGGCGTGAACCCGGCCTTCTCGAAGTTCTCCAGATACAGTTCATGCTCGCCTTCCCACCAATTGTCCTCACGCTCGAAGTCGGGAAGCACAATGCCTCGCTGGCGGCTGAACCAGTCCTGCACGATGGTGTAGCAGTCCAAAACGCCGTGATAGAACTGCCTGCCCACGAGCGGCGCGACATAGCCCTCAGGAGCAAAACTGATCACCTCGGCCACCTGCGGCCCATCGCCACCGGGCATGATCGACACGATGCACCACGGCAACCCGGACGCCTCGCATGCCACGCGGTCCGCCTCGGATGGCTTTGCAGGCATATCCGGATGCGAATGCACCACCATGATGACCTGCCCTTGATCCTCGGCATCGGCATAGTCCTGGCCGCTGATCATGAAATGCCCGTGGCCTTGCGCTGCGTTGCTGCACGGCAGGTATATCTCTTTCCTGCCCTTGGCAATGACCAGCCCGCAGCTCTCGCGCGGGTATTCCGCCAGGGCGTGGGCCTTGACGGCTTCAACAGTCTGTTTGTTCATCGTTTACCTCAGCCGGTCTGCGCTTGGATAGCCGCCAAAATTCACAACCGCCTCTACCGGCTGGCAATTCTGCTGGCTGGCGAAGCGGATGCGGCAGCTCGACAGGAACCCAGGGCACCTATCCTGCGCTGGGTCATTGGTGGGGTTGTCGTTGCGGTCGAACATCGCCGAGCCGGTGTACGCGCAGTACGGGCCCCGATAACCACCAATGCGGGTCCATGGGCAATATGTAGTGATCTGCCCTCCAGGCAGTTGCCGGCCCTGGAAATCGAGCGGGCTTGATAGGCGGAATTCGACCACTTCCGCAGTGCTACTTGTGCGCTGCTCGATCAGCCAGATCTCTGGCGCAAATTCCTGCGTGGGATCGGCTGTCGGATTGCCGTCGGGGAAGTTCTCGGCGTCCAGGTATTTCTTCAGCGTCCGATGCCGGATAAGGCGAGCGCCTACCAGATCGCCATACTGACGACACATCGAGGATATGACGCCGACAATGGGCTTGCCGTCCTCGGACTCGCCGATATTGCCGACCCGGAGCGTGGGCGATGGCTGGCGGCCTTCGCTGGTTCGCTGAAAGCCCGTTGCTTCGATTGCCCAGGGCTCGTACCGCTTGCCCTGCCACCAGATGGGAGCCTTCTGCGGGTAGCCGTGAAAGAACAACGTTCCGGCTCCAATGGCCTGGGCGTCCAGTTCGTACACAGTGACCTGGCTGCCAGGCTCCAGCTTTTGTACGTCTTCGGTAATAGCCATGACTCACCAATAAAAAAGGCCCGCATTAAGCGGGCACTAAAAGCAAAGACAGATGATATTGTGGAGCCTATTGTGGAGCGAACGGATGCGGCCAAACCCGAAGAAAGTCTGCCATTCTGTCGGGAAGGTCTTGGGATTGCACATCGAGCCAACGGTGCACCGCATCAATCATGTCGGCACAAAAAATATCCACCTGTAATTGCAATGCTATGGATCCGTCGCCCATGGTCACCTGATTGTTGTGCACAATGTTGTTTCTCTCTGGTTCACAAAAATGAAACGAACTGAGCACATCGCGGCATCTTTGCCCGCTAATTTCGTCCGCTCCTTGATGCAAATAGCTGCACCGAAGCGCGTAGCAATCGTTGCCTGAGAGAAGCACCACCCTTTCCCGAGCGGGGCCGACGTATGCCGTGTACTTGGCACTTAACCACTGATCGAACCATGCTGGATATCGCCGGCTAGAAGCCATATCCGGATGGTCAAGCTTTCCACAAATATCGGGCATCGTTAAAGCTAATGCGAGTGCTGCATACCAATTGCGGTTATCGAGAGCGGCTTTGATCGAATTAGTTAACCTCTCCATTGGTCACCATTTATAAGTATTGTTGATTGTTGAATCAGACGCCCATTTTATTGTGTCGCGTAGCAACGTTAGGCATGGCCGTCAGCGCAGGGTCGTTAGACAAGATCATCCTGCATAACCTGCAGCCCCAGCCTCGCCAGCGCCACATCTGCGGCATCCTCGGATATGTCGCAGGAGTCGATCAGCGCGCGGCACTGCTCCAGCGTATAGGGGGAGTTGCCCTCTGTTGCAGCATCGATAGCCGCGTAAACGTTATCCCCGGATTCCAGCAGTACGGCCATATCCTCACCGACCGGACCGACGCTGATGTAGTGGGTTGCAGGCTCCTGACCGTCGGCAGATAACGGGACGATAAACATGCCCTCACCAGCAGGGCCAGCAGCAAGTGCGGCCAGTTGGCGGGCTGCGTCCACGTATGCAACAGGGACGATCAGACAGCGGTGTACGTAGTTCATTCGGATACCTCCACAAGGCAGCTATCGAGCCACCGTAGCATTTGTTTACGCTCGAACTCAGTGGCGGCACCCGCGCGGCCAATCGCACCGTATATGGGAAAGCGCCACGGATATTGGCCAGCGTTGCTCACCAGGAACAAATCGTGGATGCCAACGCCTTGCGGCGTCCCGCCGTTATCCAACGCGCTTACGGCCCCAGTACTGTCCTCGGCCTGGGCGTATCCCGACGCCATGGTCGAGTACAAAACACTCTGTCTTGGTTTCGGAGGTAACGCCTGCTCAACGCTGACGTTCGATTGTCGCCAGCCATTCGAATTTCCGCGCCGGAAATTAAGCGCGCGTGTGCCGGTTGCATTGGAAAGCGTCGTATAAAAACCTGACGGCACAGCAACATCAATAGCCGCCGCGAATCCAGCAGCCCCTTGCGTCAGGTCTATTGCTCCGCCACTAATATTGTAAAAATCATCCACGCCATCGGGTTTCAGCCAGTACCTCCACGTGAACACCTCTTGCACCTGAAAATCGGTAATGGTTGCGGTATTGCCTCCTCCGCTGGTCAGCCCGGCACGGCTATCTGATTCTCTGGTAGCTAGATACTGGACATTGGTGCCAACCTCCGCAAAAGCTTCTCCGTTAAGCTGACCGGCTCCAGGGGTGCCGGAAATGAAAGGCCGAACCCCGCCTCCAACACCCCCGAGCGCGGCGACCTGCGTGGTAAACCGATAATAGGTCAGCGGCTTCAGGGGCACGCTGAAATAGGTAGCGGCTCCCGCCTCGGTTTCTGTTTTCTCCAGCGTTGCGCCGTTCCAATTCCAACCAGATTGATACGTCCACGTTGCATAGTCGGGCGTCTGGTTTGCCCCAACGTCGGTTGCATAGATTTTCAGCGTTGACCGCGCCGTACTGACAGGTTGATACAGGTGATGACCGGGAATCTCCCGCAGGGATTGTGACAAGATTGTTAGCGTCGAATTGATGTCTGGCGACGAACTCTGGCCGATATAAAGCCGGGGACGCAGTGCTGTTCCGGTTGCGAAACAAAGCAAACGGACCTCGGTTGTACCCGGCGGATAGGACTTGTAGGCCATGTCCACGCCCGACCATGCCTGTACCCGTAGACCTTGGGGCGCATTGATTTTCGCAACATACTCGTACCATTTGCCAGCGACCATTCCGGGAATTTCTTTGTAGGTCTGCCCGCCTCCGCTGCTGGTCGTGAGAGTAGCAACCACCGCGCCATTGACAAGCGCGACATCAGCACCTGCCGTCGTAACCCAACCATCGGTCGTCGCCAACGGCGGGTTGGCATCGGGACTCAATTCGGGACCGCGAGCGCCTGGGGCCTTCATATCCAACACCACTCCGACAGGCCCCCCAAAGACCGCAGGTGACTGGCCGTTCATGTCCGCAAACAAGCTGCTCAGATCCTGCACATCCCACAGAAACCCGTCCCGGCCATTAGCCCATAACGGAGCAATCGAAGTCCAGTCCACATTCTCCGCCACTGATTCCAGGTACTTCAGTCTGTTGACCAGCCCTTCAATCCACTCTGGAGCGAAGGTACCTGCCTCGCCGGCCTTGGGCGTTTTTCCGGCTGCTGGTGCTGTCACAACCTGGTCTAGCTTCAGATACCTGTCGTCGTGGTCGCCGCTGGTCTTGTGGGCGGCAAGGTCGGTGTTGGCCTGCTCGGCTGCCAGGCCTGCTTCGTCGGCAGCCTCCTGGGCTTGTTGCGCGGCAGTGCCGGCGGATTCGGCTGTTTGCTGGGCGGTGGTGGCTTTGCCTTCAAGGTACTGGTCATTCTCGTTGACCTTGCCGAACGCAGCGCGAAGTTTGTCGCCGGAGCCGTCGTTTGGGGCGGTTCCGGTGTTGATAGGGTCAAGGGCCATAGGAATATCTCTCTATAGTCAGGGGATGAATTTCTGTATGAAGGTCGCGTTCAGCACCCACGCATTGGCGCCACGGTGGGGACGCGTGTAGGAAGTGACGCGCACGGCAATGGGTTCAGTCTCGCCTGGCGGCGTCCAAAGAAACGCCTCATAACCGCCACGGGCGTCCAGAAACTTCCTGATCGCATCGATCTTGTCCCACTCGCCAAAGAACGTGAGCGGCCAGGACTGGCGGATGTTGTTCAGACCGTCTCCCGCCGCCTGCTCATAGCCCTCTCCGAAAGCGGCTGTGAGCGTCTGGAATGTGGTTTCGGGAGTAGCCTTTTCTTCGGGCAGCCAAGTAAAGGTAAACATCAGTACTGGTTCCTCAAATTCCAGATCACGCCGCCCTGGCGGGTTTCTTCAGCAATAAGCACCCGCACCTGCTCGGCGATCATGTCGCCCAGCTGGCGGGCGTTCTGCTCAGTGCCGGTCGTTGTTTGGGATTGGGTCATGCCACTCTGATCGATGCTCACCTGCACAGTGATGACGTTCTGTTGCGCGCCCTGCCCGCCTGCATTGCTGTTCTCACGCTGCAGGTAATCGGTAAGGTCGGCGTTCTGGCGGGGATTCAGGACGCGTTCGCCCTTGTCCAACAGCCAAGTGCCTTCGCGTGGTACTTGGTCTATGCCGTCGTGCGCCATGCCAGTCAAGGATGTGGCCGCCATGATGCCGACAGAGGCATAGCCAAGGCCGCGAATGTATGGAGCCAACGTCAAGCCCACGTTCCCCGGCAACGCCAAGGCCTGAGTGTAGGCATTCTCAGTATTGAGAATTGCTTGGGCGATGTTCGCAGCTTTACTCGCAACGAACAGCGCCTTGTATGCGAGAGACCCCTCTTGGCCTAATCCTCGCAGCATCTCGGCTGCACTGCTGGTTACAGTCGAAAAGGTGCCCAATGTGGCAGAACGCCAAGCGTTCTGTAAAGTTTCCTGCTGGGCATTGGTTTGCTGCGTGATATTCAGTACGTTGTCGGCATACTGCTGCTCGTTAATGAGCTTCTGCGCCAGAAATTCCTGCTGCTTGGCCAACTCCGTCGCCCGCCATTCATCCAGCGCTGCCCGAGCTTCGGCCACGCGCAGCAACTCGGAAGACGCTCCGCCCACCGACGCATCCAGGCCGCCAAACTGCGGAGGCGCACTGATGCTCGCCGCCGACATGCGGGCAATCACGCGGGCATATTCGTCCGCCGAGACATTGACCGCATCCAGTACCTGCTTTTGTTCGCGGAACTGATCGATTGCCTTCTCTTGCTCTGTGCGCAGGTCCAGCAACAGCGATTTGTAGGCATCCTTGGCTTTCGTCAGCCGCTCTTGCGCCTGGACGTGTTCGAGCAGCGCCAGCGCCTCGGCTTTTTGTGCCTGCGTGCCCTTGGCGGTTTCGATACGATGGCGAGCGGCCTGCTCCTCGGTCATGCCCAGCACGGAAACCTGCTCACGCAGCGCCTGGGTCATGCGCTCGAGTTCAGATTGCGACGTTCGGGTCGATTGGCCAGCCGACTTTTGCCAATCCAGCAGTGTCTTCAACGCGTGGGCGTTGGACATGAGCGCGACGGTATCCAGATCTGTCGAATCCGCGTGATCACGAATAAACCGCTCGGCTTCCTTTATAGGATCGCCGCCGTCCTGGAGCGCTGCAATTCTGCGCTGGAGCGTTGCCAGGTACTTTTGCCCGCCCTCCGAGAATCCCGCTTGGGCTGCGTTATTCGCTTGCACGCCCGCTGTGTTGGACGCAAGTGCGCCCGTCATGGCATCCAGTGCCGCCTGAATATCACGCACCTTCCCGGCGTTTTCGGCGACCTGCGCCGCGCCTGCACGCATCTTCACGCGCAGGTCATCAGACCAATTCCCCGCAGTCGCCCAGCGGTCGATGAGGCCAGATAGCGCATTGGCAAGCTCGTCTTTGTTCAGGTTCGAATCACTGACAATGCCCTCCAGCTCGATCTTGAAATCGGCGCGGAACTTGGCCGCTGCCTTGGCGCCGCGCGCGAGCGTAGGCTCGAAGCTGGCTGCCAGAGAGTTCAGAGCAGACGAAAGCGCCTTGCTCTGCTCCCCCAATTCATCGGTCTTCAGGTCAATGACTCGCTGGCGCTGCAGCGTGTTCAATTCCTTGAACTTGGCGATGGTTTCGTCGAGCGATCCTTGCAGGTTATCGAAGCCGGCAACGGCAACGTCGGTGGCCGGTCTGAGTGAATAGAACGCGGTGGCGGCAAGTCCTACGGTTAACAGCATCCCTGCAGGACCACCCAGTACACCCAGAAGCGCCCTGCCGGCTGTCGTCGTGGCAGCTTGAGCCGCCGCTAATCGCTTGCTGGCCGCTTCCTGGGCTAAGGTGGCGGCGGTTAGTTCCGCCATTGATGCCGACAATCCCAGATTTGCTCTTGTGCTTGCCAGCACGATTGCCGTGCGATCTGCTTCAGCCTTGGCCTCAGCCAGCGTAGCTCGTGCTTTTGCGAATTGAACCAACATCGCCTGGGAGCTTGCCGCGAGCGCCCCTAAGCTGCGCGACGTATAAAGAGCCAATGCGCCAGCGGCTGCATACAATCCAACATCGACCAGCGTGTTGAAGTTCGCAGATAATGCATTGATACCGGTCACCAATACCTGCGTGGCGCCGTTGGCCTCGTTGGCCTGGCCGACATACTCGCCAAACACGGTACTTAGGTTTCGCAGGGAATCACGCACCGTTGTCGGCATTTCCTCGACCTGCTTAACTGCCGCGTCATGTACGCCCAACAACGACTGCGCCAACAGTTCAGCCGAGATCTTGCCCTCGACACCCATTTTTCGGATTTCGGCGGCGGTCTTGCCTGAGCTTGCGGCGATGGCATCCACAATGGTATCGACGGTCGAGTAAATAGTTACCCATGCGTCGGCATCGACCCTGCCTTTTTGCAAGGATTTCGCCAGAGCCTGCATTGCCGCAGCGCCGCGCTCCGCATTCGCGCCGTTCACCACCAGCAGCGAGGAAAACGCCTCTACCGTGTCAATCGACTGATCAAGGCTCTGCCCCATCTGGCGCAGCACCGGCGAGAGCTGGATGAATGATTCACGGGTTTCGTTGATGGCGCGGAAGGTAAGCTGCGCTGATTTGACCATGCGGTCTTGCGCGTGGTTGTATTCCTCCTGGCTCTCGGTGGCCATCTTCATGCGGCTGGCGTACTGGCCCCACTCGTCGGCCACGTCGATAACATGCATTACCGAAAAGCCGGCCAGTGCCGCCTTGAACACGCGTCCAACTGTTGCCGCTGCTGCCGCCGCCTGTTCATCCGTCTGGCGAAGCGAGCGATTGAGCTTGTCAACGTCGCCCGCGCCTTGCCGCGCATCACGGCCCGCGCCGGAGAATGATCGCCCCGCCGCGTCGGCAGACCTGCCCGCTTGCCCGGTTGTGCTTGTAACGCGCACACCGGCGGCTTCAAGCGCCTTGAGTGCCTTTTCAAGATCGACGGCCTGTTGTTCAGCACTGCGACTGTCAATCGTGATCGATAGGCGGGATTCTTGTGCCATTTCGAGCGCCCATAAAAAAGGCCCTGCCGAAGCAGAGCCAGAAATGAAAAACCGCCCGGAGGCGGCTTGGAATTAACTAAGCAAAAGCCTTTGGACCATATCAAGCTGCTTGGGCTTCCCGTACAGCTTTTCCTGGTTGTCTACGATCCTCTGCCAATCCGAACGGGTATCCTGCCCCAGCGCAAAGCGGTCGCAGAACTCGACAACCTCTGACACCTGATCCTTGGTCATCTCCTTGAAGCGCTTGGAGCCTGCAAAAAGGTTGATCAGCAGGTAGACCCGAGAGAACAGGAGTCGGTGGCGAAGAACGGTGTCAACCGTGAAGTAGTACAGCGGCACTCGATCCATCACGGTGCTGAGGTTTCCTTCGGCCTGTTTGGCCCTGACTGTGAAGTAACAATCCTCCAGCGTCTCAAACACTTCCCAAGCCTTGTCCGTTTCCAGCATCTTGGCATGACGCATCGCGCCGCGCTCTGTCCAGAGAATGACGGATCGGGCCTTGGCTGGGATTTGTGAGTTACTTAAAGACACCCGCAAATCCTTGAGGTCTTGCCCTGCGATCCGATAAAAATGCTTGCCCTCTACGAACCGCGCTTTGTTCCTACTGTGATTGACCTTGATGTTGTTAGAGGATGTCCCATACACCTTGGCCAGCAGCTCGGTCGTGATGACTCGGGCATCTTGCCAGACGACTGGCGGGAGGGATTCGGGGCTGATGGGTTGGACTTTGGTCATTGCACCGCCCTCCTCTTTTGTATGTCGACCATAGCGTCTATATAGGACAACAACTCGCGCACTTCGTCTGCCCAACTTTTGACCAAATCCCACTGATTACGCGGCACATCGTCAAAGCCAGTCTCGATCCGCTTGCCGAGCTTTGCCGCCATGCGCTGCTCGAGAGCCAGACGAGCTGTACTAAGCGTAATAACTCCCTTCGGCTTCCTTCCAGGGCGCGATGGATTTATTACTGGCGCCTCTCCGAAGCGCGGATGGTACAGGACATTGCTCATGCCGCCACCTCATCGCTTGCGCCAATCAAGGCCAACTGTTGCTTTAAATCTGCAAAGTGTTCGTCTATAAACGCTCTACGCAAGGCCGGCACCAGACGAGGATTGATCCGTTTGCACAGGATGATGGCAAGCTTCTGGCTCAACCAGTAGTTGGTGCGCTTTTCGAACCTGCCAGTTTCAAGGTTGAGCTTGAACACCTCGCTCTGCGCCTGGCAGTGGGTAATTCTCCACCCCCAATGACGGCCCTGAGAAAGCTCCTTGATTTCGTATTCAACAAGCCACCAAGCCGCGCCAGTCCATCTGATCAGCTCGTTGCTGTTCATCAGAATCGTGCCGCGCGGGCCAGACGAAAACAGTTCGGGGGGCGCTTTCTCTTGATGTTTTTTCGGGTTAACGCTATGATTAGTCATTGCATTTTCCTTGATTTTGACGTTGGGGATTACTGCATCGACGCATCAGAGGTTGCCGCCTCTGGTGCGTTTTCTTTTTGGCCTTCCATAATTTCCCTCAGGGTAGCCACCGCCTGCCCATTCATAGACCTGTTGTTTTGCTTGGCGTAGCCTCGAAACCAGTCACGCACATCAACAGGCATACGAATCATCATCTTCACTTCCTGATTCATGTTTTCTCCGAATTAGCCTTCAAATTGAAGGCACATGAGAATTATGCAGCGCCTTCAATTTGAAGTCAACAATTATTTTAGTGGCAGTTTGAAGGCTATGCTTTTACAATCCGCGCATGGCTACTCAAGACGAATACATCAAGACCGCCCTGCGGTTACCCAGGGACCTGCACAAGGAAGTTCAGGGCTGCGCACTGTCTACTGGTCGATCAATGAATGCGGAGATCATTTCCAAGCTGGAAGAAAGTCTCCATGGTTCAAATGAGCGTGCCAGGCTTGCTTATTGGGATTTGCTTGCTGGCTACCAGCGCTGGGCCAGGTACGAGTTAGCAGGGCGCGATGCTGTGATTACTCGGCTCAGTCAACTGATAGAAGCTGCGATAGATGAAGCGGAACAAAGCCCGATCAACGCAAAACGACACCTCTCTCAAGCGCTATTAACCGTCGCCGCACTGCGGGAAAAAGTACAGGAGGATGAAGCGGCCTCTGGCTTTCCTCCCAGCGTAACCGCACAACTGCGCGATGCGGCCAATTTCACCCCCGCAGACACAGCAAAAATGGATACTTTCCTGGCTGGCTTGCCCGACCCTGCAGATGGCATCGAGTCATTCAAGTCATATATCGAAGAGCACGCAGATTCCGTCCTAGAAGATCGCCAGCAACGCGACCCAGACGCCAAATCCGACCGCACCGCCCTAACCAAAAGCCTAGAAACTATTGTCGAATCTGTTGGCAAATCTCGCACACCCGATATCCCTGGCGTTAACGCACCGAAGCGCGGCTCGAAGCGAACCAACACTCCAAAAAAATAGCCGCGCTGGGCGGCGTGGTTTGCGTTACCCCTAGCGGGCTATTCAGGCTCACCCGAAAACATTGGATTTTTTGAATTTTTCACAACTTCCATTCGATTCCACCACCTCCATCCCTGGGGCATGGCGAAGCGGCCTCATACGAAGGATCTTGAAATCCCCGCTGTCGGTATAGAAAAATAGGTTCCCTTTGTCCGACGTATAGCCTGGGCGATTCGGCAAAGATATCGACTCGTCCAAATGGTAAGTTTTGGCATCAAGAAGCGCGTCCCCCTGGATGAGCGAAACAACGCTCCCCTCAATTTTGAAGATTGCCTTGTACGGAGTATTGTTTCGCACTGATGAGCCAACTGTCACACTAGTATTGCCTTTGCAGGATACGGTCTGGCCGTTGGCTCCTGACATAAACATCAGCGCTCCAGCCAGTGTGCAACTCAGGCCAATAAAAACACTTCTCATCCCGCCCCCCCGTAACATTTAGCTACGTCCAACTATACCCCATCCAGATACTCCCGATCCAGCGCCAGGATGCAGGCATCCAGCTCGCGGCGCGCCAGCGGCGACCCGTAGGCCTGGACTACTTGACCGATTTCAAGCGCGGATAGCGGTAGCGCCGAGCCGCCACGCGGGCCAGCGACATACCGGCGCGCGCGGCTGGCCGCCCAGAACATGCCGATGACATGATCCGTGATGGGGTCAGTTGGGGCAGGCTCTGGCACCGCCATGCCCAACTTGGAATAGATCAGGCTTTGCTTTTGGCTCTTGCCTTGCCATTCGCGCTCCCAGCGGAAGCGCTCGAGGGCTTTCCCACCGTTTCAGCCACTCCCTTCTGGTAATCCACCGATACCTGGGCGGCTTTGGTAAGCACCCAGGCAAAGAGCGTCACGTTGCCCTTGAGCAGCTTGGCAGCAGCCTCGGGCGAGTATGCGATCCGGTTGCCCTGCTCGTCCGTCACCTCACCCTTCCAGTCCAGCACGATGTACCGGCCGAGCAGCTTGCACTGGATGTCGTGCTCGCGCCGGTCGGCTGCCGAGACGCTGATGCTATCAAGCGTCTGACCGGCATCCTCCCGTGCGATGAGCCGGCGAGCCCGTTCCAGGGCGATCTGGTATTCCTCGCGGTCCAGGCCGGCGACCTTGATGGCCACATCGTCGTCGAAGTCCTCCCAGCGCTCATCGATGGCGACCGGGTCCTGTTGCGTCATGCGCAGTGCCATTGCTGCTCCTTAAGGCGTTTCCGCAGCTTCGCGGGTGATGGTGGGAGTCTGTTTCACGGCAGACCAGTTCAATTGCGCCTGGATGATGTCTCGCTTGCCGCCACTGGGCAGATCGCCGTCGAACTCGACCTTGGGCAGATTGATGGTGTACGAATTGCCCAGGCTATCGGTGAGCGGGAATTCAACCTCGAACGTGGTGCGATTGATCTTCTCTTTCCAGATCGAGTATGTCTTCTGCGACCAGGCCAGGGTGATGGTGCCGCTGATAGCCGCTTCGGTTTCGATCAGAGCGCCGGGCCCGAGCTTGCCCGAGCCCAGGCATTTCTGCACCTGCAGGGTGTTGTCGATGTTCACCTGCATGGCCGACACGCATGCATCCCCGGCCAGCGATACGCCATCGAGCTTGATGTCGCCCACGCTGATCGAAGACATGAACGGCGTATCCGTGGCGGCCTCGGGTGAGCCCGTCACGAAAGACGTGGTGCCGTCCTCGTAGTCCAGACACTGGGCGCCGATGGTCAGGGTGACCTTGCCCTCTTCCGGAATCTCGATTCGACCCGTGGCGGCATGGACGCCCTTGAACAAGTGATAGGTGCCAACATCGGTGAAGGCCTTCTGCACGGAGAACGTTTTACGCGCTGCGCCGATGGACAACACATTGCTGGTCCAGGTGCCGTAGAAGATCGCCTCAAGCCAATCATCGAACGTGCCGAAGGACAGTTCGCCCGTCAGGTCGCCCGCAATGGCCAGGCCAGTAGTGACCGAGCCCTGGTTCAGGCGCAAATCGGTGGTTTCGTCCGACTGCTCCGTGCTGGGCGTAGGTGTCAGGGTATTGCCCGTCAGCCGGGCGGTTTTCCACGTGCCGGTGGATGGCGTGGTGCCAGGGACGGTCTCGGCGATGTAGTGGGTGACGATCTTAGCGCCTGAGCTCATGGTTTACTCTCCTGGGATATGACAAAAAAAAGCCGGCTCAGGGCCGGCAATAATAGGTTTAGAAATCGACGGAGGTATTGATAATGGATGCACAATTCTTCTTCACTTGGCTGACAGCAGGCGCTACCGCTCTCGGCGCTGCGTTTACCGCCTTGGCGGCCGGCGCGGCGTGGAAAGCGGCGTCAGTCAGCAGTGCAGCCAACCGACAGGCAAAAGTCACCCGTGAGGATGATGAGCTTCTGGCTCATGCTGGGAAATGCCTCGAGCGGTCATATGAAGCGTTGATGAGAAATAGCGACAATGGCACGCCCCTTCCGGATCGGTTCAATTGGCTCCTGTGTGCGCGACTTATTGAGGAATACAAAGCCACTAAAGAAAGGATCTCAAGCCAGATAATCAGAACTCGATGTGAAGGCGATGAGGACTATTGGCGGTACAAAATTCACGAACGCCTAGAGCCGATTGTTATGCATATCGGTTACTTCAAGTCCAGAGAGGCCCATGGCGGGCCGGTAGAGCCTATCTCGGCGACTATTGTTCATGCGTTTGCCGATTGGCCAGGAGGGAAAACTGACCCAATAGATCGGTACAAGGACACAACGGAAGCGGCGCAACAGCTTGCCGCCTCACAAAGGTGGGTTAGCTTGCATTATTATCTGGAAGAATTTACCCAGCCCGAAAACGGACATTGACGTTGATCTGATAAAAGCCCGTGCCTTCAGGGCGGCCAACGGTGTCACCGGCACCTACGTTGACCTGCGACGCGTGCAGGCACTCCAGATGGCCTTCCGACCAGTATGCGAAGTGGGACTCAAGCTCGTCAGCCAACATGGCCAGGGCCTTGGAGCCACTACGCACGCGGTCAAAACACTGGATGACGATCTGGCCAGGCTTTCGTGTATAGGGCTGATCGGCCATGCCGGCCATGAACGCCGGGCCGTACTGGATGCTCAGACGGCACCACAGCCCGGCCTCTGGCGGCTCAAACACCTGCGGCTGGTTCGGATAGTCGATGCGATCCTGCGCCAGCCCTGGGAACGCCACCATGCGCGCCGTGATGGCGCGGCGGATATCCTCATACTTCACCGATATTTCTCCACGATGGCTGCAAATGTGACGCCATACACTCCTTGAGGGGCCTGGCCAGAGTGGCCGGTCTCCAAGCTTTCTGCATACGGCAAATTGGTCTGCACCGTCGATTCTCCGAACGCTGTATTGATGGTCCTCACGACCTCGGCACCCTCTTGAATCGTTGCAGCGCCAGACTTGTCCTGCTTGTCCAGGTCGTAGCCCATGGTCACGCTGTCGATGGTTACCTGATGACTTGCCCTGTACGTGCCCTTGTCCACCGGCGACATCATGACGACGCCCTGCAGCGCCTGCATTGTGATTTCCCGGCGGTGGGCTGTCAGGTCACTTTTCACCTGGACCATGAATTCCGTGGGCGGTTTGCTCCAGCCAGCCATGGCTACACCTTACGCAGCTGCACGGTCCAAGTGACTGCAGCCGGATCTTGTTTGGCACTGATCACTCGCATGCCATCAATGATGTCGTCAACCTTGGGAGTGATAAGCTCGGCCACCTTATCGGCGGTCAGGTCTGTGTCGTCGGCGCTTTCGTTATCAGAACCTGCCCCCTGGATATCAAGCAGCTCCAACTGCAGGACGAGTAGCTTTATGTCCGTAGCGAGGATCTGCAGGCCATCGACCAGCTCGGCGGAAAAGCTCCCGAATACGCCCCTTCCGCCGTAGTACAGCATCGCCGGCACCCACGTATCCTCGACGGGGTCATAGGTGCCCTGGCCCACCTTGCGGCTGGCCTGAAACGCGCGCACAGCGTCCGCAAGGTCATCGTCGAACGCCGCGGCTACCTCTTCGGTGATTTCGTCGCGCAGTCCCATGTCAAGCCCTCTTTAACCACACGATGCTGCCGCTTCCAAGCCACGGCTTGAGCAGCGCCAGCGCCAGGTTCTCGCCAGCGGATGTGATCTTGTGTCCGCTGGCAAACGTCTTGCTGACCGATACGGTGTCAGCCGTGACGGACTTGCTGGTTAGGCCATATTCCGACTGGCCGTAGATCTTGCCGGTAGCCGCCTCGCGTGCCACATAGGCTGCAGCACGCTTCCATTCATCGGGCATGGGCTCCAACTTCGGCAACCGCTGGTTCGTCATCCAGGCGTTGGCGATCAGCACCGCCTCGTCCTTCTTGTCCGCAGCAGCCCAGGCCCCGCCCAGCAGCGCGTCAACTTCGGCCACGTTCACGTACTCGATCATGCGGTCACCTTCGGCTTGCGGCCCAGGCGCTTGGGGGTCGGGATAACTTCGGCGGACTGGGCGATCTCGGGACCCTCGCCAGTCAGCAGATGATCGAGCACGAACCGCTGGCACACGCCGGAGCGCATTTCAGCCAGCGTCCATTGCCCGTAGGCGACTCGGTTGAAATAGTCGCGCCGGGCCTGAACGCTAGGCAGAGTTTCGCCAGACAGTTCCTCGTATGCGGCTCGCCCATTGGCCACCACTGGAATGCCAGCCAGGAGCGCATCATGCCCCACGTTGCTGTTGCAGGTCACAACGAGTCGAGCGCCAGCCAGCGCATCGGACAGAGGGCCACGCTGGGTTTTAACCCCAGGCAGATCAATGCCGCCACGTGGATGCGGACGGTAAAGAACATCATCGTAGCGGCTGATCTGTTCGAGCAGCCATGCCTTGAGTGTGGCGGCATCCATGCCATGTGCAGCATCTCCCGGCACCTGGCCGCAGACCAGCACATAACCATCAGGATCGCCGCCCTGCTCCACGATTTCAAGGCCAAGCGCATCGAAACGGTCTGACGGGCATGCGAATGTCGGAACCTGATTCAGGCCGCCCAGGCTCACCTGCCAATGGCCTGCGGCGCTCTCGTCGGGCTGGTTCACCCGAGCAAGATAGCCCCAGTCGGCCACCAGCACAGGACACGCGCCGCTGTAGCTTTCAAGCACGGCGCGGCCCTCGCGCAAGGCGAGCGTCACAACCAGATCGAAGCGCTCGCGCTCGCCCCGGTAGTACTGGACGTTGCGGTGGCTGACCTCGGCGCCAGTGAGAGAAAAGCCCTCACCAAGCGCCAAGGCAGCCACGTTATGTGCGCCTGAATAGATTCCGACCCGCATCTCGGTTAGCCTCCGCTGGCAGAACCAGAAGCAGAGGCAGAACCAGAGCCGCTACCCAGGTTGATGACCACGCCAGCCGTTGACTTGTCGCTGGTGGCGTACTTCTCCCAGTTGGCGCCCGCACCCAGCGTAGCCAGGTTCGGGTTCACGCCAGCGGTGTCCTTCCAGGAGTAGCCGAGCAGATCGACGTTGAACGTGCCCTCGGCGCGGTAGCCGATGGCAAGGTTCTCCTGGTTGTCGATGTTGTAGGAGCGCACACCAGGGACCTGCGACTCAGTCAGGGTGACAGCGCCAGCCTGCAGGCCGAAGATCTTCTCGGCGGGGATCTTGTCGGACACCAGTACAGGCTTGCCCATGGTGCCAGGAGAGCCGCCATAGATCACTACGCCCGCTTCTTCGTAGATCTTCTGGTCGATGGCGTCGTCCACGAGATCGAAGTACGTAGTCGAGTCCATGCCAAAAAGCGAAATACGGTTAAAGCGGTCGCCGAACTTGCGCATGCCCTTGGTCAGCACCTTCTTGTGGTCCGCGGCAAAAGATCCCGTAGCAACCATATTGGCGTTGCCGCCGATAGCAGCGGACAGCGCGGCGAACGCGACCTGGATGTAATAGTCCAGCACTGCGTCCGCCATGTCCTGGCCCACCAACATGGAGAATTCTTCGGGGCTGCGCGCACGCCGCTTGAAGGCTTCCTCGGTGGTCTCGTAAGGGCCATACTTCCATGGGGTCTTGACACCGACCATTTCATCGGCGCCGATCTTCTTGCCGGAGACAGTGCTGGTCGAATTCACATCACGATGCTCGAGCGAGCCGCCGATCTTGTAGAAGGCGCGTTTGCGTAGATCGCCCTCGATGTTTTCGTTGCGCAGCACCAGCGCGCCGCCAGACGATTGGTTGAAGATCGCCAGCACATCCTGCAGGCGTTCGAGGTAAGCGGTTTGGGCCAGATCGTTATAGATGATCAGGTCCGAGTTAACAGTGGTAGCCATGTGGGCTTCTCCTTATTTCGGTAATTTCAGGTAGGCGTCGCGCCCGTGTTCCTTGATGAATGCGGCCATCTCCTGCGCGGACATGTCGCTTCGCTTTTGTGCGCCCTTGACGCCTTTATCACCGGTCTGACCGGCACCCTGAGCCCTTGGCCACAGGTGGGGGGCTGCTTCACGCAGCGATTCCGCCCATTCGAGCGGAGACAATGGGGATTTACCGTCTTTGCCGTAGATGATCTCGTCGCCATTCATCGCCACAGGATCGCCGTCTTCATTGAGCCGGAAAGTGCTGCGGGCTCGAAGAATGATGTCCTCGGCGGCCTCGGGAAGCGCCCCGGCTTTACCGGCGGCTTCGCGGATGGAATCGGCCAGAACCTTGTCCCGGAACCGATTGGCAAAGGCCTCGGCCTTATCCGCACGCTCCTTTTCGGCCTGCAACTGCTTGTCGAGGTCAGCACGCAGACGCTCAGTGCGCTTGCCCACCACCTCGTCGAGCTTTCCTTCAGCGATGAGGCGCGTGTCCTCGTCCTCGCTAGCCTTCTTGAGCAGGCCCTTGACCGCTTCGAGGTCCAGACCATCGAATTGAGTCTTGAACTGCTCAAGCTCCGATTTCGTGGTCTTGATGGTGCCCAGCAGCTCAGAGTTCTTGGTTTTCAAACCCGTTACGGCTTGATCCAAAGCCTCCTTGCCTTTGGCTGCCAGCGCCTCCTTGAGGGCTGCGGCTTTATCGTCGGGCAGGTCCAGGCCAAGCTCGGCCAGGTCGAGATCGTCAAACATGTGGGTTCCCCTTGGGATGGTTTGCGCCAGCCTTGCCGGCAAAAGAGAAAGGCCCCGCTTAGCGGAGCCTCAGAAAAAGCAAAACCCGCACGGGTGCGGGTCAGAATGGGTGCAGTTTGTCTTGTGTCTGGATCGAGATCTGCATCATCAGCCAAGCCTGCGGCACCTCATGCATCGGGTATCGCTCCACAATGCGCAAGGTCCACCACTGAAGGAAATAAACGTCGCAGAGTTCTGGCTTAGCTTCCAAAAACAGCCTCGAAGGTCTTGGCGTCACGCTGACGCAGTTCCTCCAGAGTGTAGATCTTTCCTCGCGGGTCAGAAAATCGGTCTATCGAGTATTTTCCCTCGGTGTACAGCTTATAGCGCGCAGGCCCGAGCCATTCTTTGCGAAACTCCGCATCCTGATTGCCGAACCACGATGAAAACGTAGTACCGGCCTTGACCTGGCCGACCTTCAAGCCCGCTGCCTCGCGCTGCTTTTTGGTCATATCGCCGATGCTGCGAAACTCGTTACTGCCGTCACGCTTTTTGACCTTCAGCGCCCGGACGTAGGGCCTGTTGCCGATCATGCCGTCGGCGAACGATGGCGCATAGCGGCAACGGCAGTTCGGGTGCAATGTGGCGGCAGGATGTGGATCGGATCGCTTGTAGATCTTCCCATCCAGCGCCGCACAGGCTACGCATGTCCGACCCTCCAGCGTAGCCACACGAACCACGTACTCAACGCCTAGCGCATCGTAAATTTCTTCACCCGCTATGTCAGCGATGTGGTTTCTGGCCGTCCTAACAATCCTCTCCACGTCTCGCTTAGCAGCCTGCATCAACCCGTCTCGGTACTTCATGTCAGGCGTGCCGCGCAGCGCTCGAATGATTTGGCTATTGGACTGCCCTGCTGCAATGCCCTGGCGCATGCTCGCGTAGATCCGATCGCGCTGGTCTGGGGCGATGCCAGAGAGCACATCCTGGACAAATCGCCCCATGAGCGGCGTTCGCTTAGCCTTATCCAGAACCGCCTTGGGATTGATCTTTGTCTTGGGCAGCCCATCGAGCGCCTTGCGCATCGTCTCGCCTATGTAAGTGGCCTCGTAACCTGCCAATGTGAGCGCGGCAGCATCCCAATGAGCGTGGATCGCTTGGCCGAGCGCCACACCCCAGCCGTCTATCTCGGCGCGCATCGCTTTGAGCTTTGGCGTCGTGTATTTGCCGGACAAAAACGCCTGCATTTCTGCCTGCGTGAGGCTGTCCAGCATCTCAGACAGGCTTGCGGCCAGTTCCTTGGCCAGCCGGTCAATCTCGGAATTGATGGCATTGACTACCGCAGACGATGCCCTGTAATTGTGGGCGGCGTGCTGGCTCAAGGCGGCTACGATGGCCTTTTGCGCGGCTCGCAGGTCTTCACTCTTGGACATCTGTTATTCCGCCCTCGATCTTGACGGCTTCATCATCGTATCCATGTTCGGGCAGCTTGCCCAAAGTCAGGTATGTCCAATAGGACTCCCAGCTGACGCCGCCGGCCAGGACAGCTTGCTGCAACTGCGCCAGCACCTGCGGATCGATGGCCGGTATGACGAATTCGGGCTTGACGGTGAATTTCACCTTCGCGGGATCGCGTCCGGTCCATTCAGCCGCATACCTGAGCGCCTGCTCGATTGCCTCGGCCACGGTGACCACGATGCTGTGCAGGGTCGCGTGCTGATCGTCCTGGCGCGCCCGACGTGCATCCCCTGACTCCGTGCCAGACACGTCCATGACCTTGGCGCCAGCCTCCAGGGCTGCGTTTTTCTGGTCCGTCATCGCCTGTCGCACGGCATCAATACCGGCGCCCTGGAACTCCAGATAGCCGCAAGAGCCATTCGGGCCCAGATCCCAGGCTGCAGACGGCCCGGTCACACTCAGATCCTTGCCTTCATCCAGGCCCGATACCCAGGGCTGCGGATGACTTGTTTGGTGCAGCGCCGTGAAATAATCCGCGCTTAGCTGGTAAGACTTCAATGCCGCGCGCGCCATGGACAGCAATGGGATCTCGTCCACGTCCGGGCTGTTGTCGGTGGACCCGCAGTAGATGATCGGGATGTATTCAAGACCGCGCGCCAGTTGGCCGCCCGAATCGGTTGTGCCAAGCGGACGCTCTTGCTCGATGACGGTGCCTGCATCGTCCTCAACGCGGGTGTAGCAAACGCCATCACGCATAAGGAATACCCGAAACACGGTCTCGGTTTCGTGGCTGAATTCATCGGCGTCATCCTTCTCACGCGCCTCCATGAGAACTGCAAGAATCAAGTCGCGCCGCCCCTTCTGGCTGCCCAGCTTCCAGTTGATTGCCGATTGCGCACGATAAACCGTGATGTAGGGCTCGCCGTCGTCGTCCACGTTCACGAGGATGGGTGCCCGCCCATGGGAAATGGACTGGCGCACCAGGCGCAGGAAAAGCTGGCGCAGGCCAAAGCCGTCGTCGGTTGCGTTTTCCTCCATTGCCACCAAGCCCTCAGGCAGCTCGATTTCAGGCTGCAGCCGGGACACAAGCCCGACCATCGAGCGCAAGGAATCACGCACCCAGTGCTCATACTGAGCCCGCTGGGTGTAATTCTGGTACAGATAACGGTTGGCTTCGCTCTGCTTTTCTGCCTCGACCATGCCAGATGGTTTGGGCAGATTCTCAGCATTGGCCTTGATCGCAGCCTCGCCGGCCAGCGCCGCATCCATGTCCGTCCACTCTTTCTTGTGGGCGTCATAGTCGGGGTGATGGGTTTGCACTGGCATTTTTAAGCGAGTCCTCGAATTTGTCGGATGCCGCCCGTATTCTTCAGGCTCGGCCACTCACGATCCACGCAATAGCCGATTGCGGTCGTGATGTGTTGGTATTTGTTTGTTTGATCTTCTTGGAAGGTCGAGCCTTCCTTTAACTGGACAGTTGCAAGGCCCTTGTCGCACCATTTGGCCGTTACCGGGTTCACGAACAGGCTGATATGCCCGTCCGCCGTCTTGATTTTGGCCCGCACCGCGTTCTGCCGGTCTTTGATGGCCGGGTGCGCGGGCTTTACCCTGCGCGTGTATGTCCAGCCATTGGCTTTCAACACACCCTCAATGTCCACATAGTCCGACGCATGTCCATGCTTCTCACCTGCCTGGCCTGCTGGGTCGCCATAGATCAAAACATGCTTGTTCTTGTGGTCCTTGAACTTGTCCACAAACTCGATGGCCGATTGCTTGGACACGGCGCCGGTCAACACAATCTCATCCAGCAGGTACAGGTCGTTGCCACCCTGGCCGCGCCGCACGCCTATGGCGCTCGAAAGCGGCGTGTAATTTTGGTCATGCATCCACAGCAACTGCTCATGCGGCTGGATGCGCTCCTTCGTGTGATTGGCCTTGCTGTAGTCCTCGTAAATCCGTCCTGTTGCCGTCTCGAATGAGGCCTCAAATTCTTGCCGAAACTGCTTGGCCGACATGGCCCGCTTCATAGCGGCAATCACATCAGCGGGCAGAATCTCCGCAGATTTCCAGTGGAATACCGCGAAGTCCTGGTTTTCGCCCGTCTCCGCAGCGCTACACAAGTCGTAATAATGGTTCAGGCCATCAGGCACACCCAGCAACCAGCACCAAGCCCGATACTCCGGGTCCATCGGGTTGACGGTATTGAGCGCAGGGAGAATGTTTGCTTCCCAGGCCGTGGGCTTCACGTCGGCGAACTCGTCAATGCCGCCGCCCTTCCAGGGAATCCCCTCGATGCGTTGCGGCTTATCCAGGCCGATTACATGGATCTCGCTACCGTTGGGCAGGAAGATTATGCGGTCTGACTCGCTCGGGCGCTTCTTGTGCGCCGCCGACAGCGTGAAGGCTTTCAGGTCATCCCAAAATATCTTCTTCGCCTGATCGTGCGTTGGCGCTGCAGCGAAATACTGCCCTGGCTCACGGTTCGCCTGCTTCACCAAGAAGCGCTTGAATCGCTCTGTCTTGCCGCTTCGTCGCCCGGCCGGCACCAAGGGGAACCGGATACCGTTTGGCACCGCATCCACCAGGGCGAGCTGCACCGGATGATCAATGAGCGGATACCAGCGGGCAATCTGGCGATCCAATAACAGGTTGCCGGTGCTCATGATGGCAGTTTTTCGATCAACGCAGATAGAGCTTTTTGCAGCCCGTCGCCAGGCGGCTCCGCATCAACCCGATCTCCGTAAACTTTCGGCTTGAGCTTCGATGCAATCCATTTGCGAGCATCAACGCGAAGTTTTGACCGGGCGATCACATCATGATCGGTGCGGCGGTTGCCTTCATCATCCTCGTAGCTGTCGTTCAGGCCGTCATCGGCGATATCAAGTATTTCGTCGGCAAGCGCATCAGCCTGTGCTTCCCGCGCGCGCGCGTATTGGTCGCGAAAGGAAGTATGCAAACCTAGCCATCTAAAGACTGTCGCCTTATTCGGCATGTGCTCGTCGCGACAGATTCGCCGCAAACTCTCGCCTTCCGCTAATCGCTCACAAATCTCATCTGCCAGCTTTAGCGTGTATCTCGATGGTCTGGCCATAATGCGCCTTTGTGACGCCTATGGCGCACTCCTTTGAATAGGCAATAAAAAACCGCCCGGAGGCGGCCACCTTATAAGCGAATGGGCTGCTCGCTCAGATATCATTGTTGTCCGACAACGGTTCTGCGTCGGGCTGATGAATTTTATCGCTCATGTAGTACAGGCCCCATAAGGTGACAATGACAAGCTGCGCCAAAGCCAGGGCATATATAAATGTGCATGCATAGAAGCCAATAACCGTAACCTCGGCAGGCCATAGAGCGGCGACCTGAGCGCACCACTTTAGGGTCTCTGCTCCGATACTCAGTAGTATGCTTAGCGCCGTTAAGTGTGCGAATAACAAGCACAAAAAACGACGCCGTGTCAGCCCAATCTCCATTGGGCCTGAGCCGTACCATGTTTCAATCGTAGGTGTCGGCTCAGGTATCAAGCTATCGAGATTGCTACCTTTACGTCCAAAAGTAGCAACAGCGGCTAAAGCCGCAATATAGAAGCCTGGGAGTCCTTGTATTAGTCCTTGTATTCCAGACACAAGGCCGTCAGCCCCCCAAACGTTCGCACTTCCCTTGAAATAACCAAGGGCTCCCGCGAATATAAAAGCAACCAATAGCGGCAAGTACCAGTCCACCACCTTCTTCGCCGGGTGCCGAATAGCGAGATAACCAAAAGACCGAAGCAGTTGGTAGCCAATCACGGTCATCGCCTTTTTATTTGAGTAAGTAGTACATCTTGTCCCGTATTTCTGGATGCACTTTGCGGTAGGCTGTATTCAATCGGTCGGGAAAATTTCGAAGATACTCCTTTTGCACAAAGCGATCTTCGTTGATGAGCTGCTTGCTGTCAACATCCCAGGTCAATGTGCGCCCATCGCCGTCTTGGTCCGTAAATTTCACTTTCAGCTCTTCTTGCCGATTAGCTTTCGCTTTATCCAAAACCGAGGCAATGATGCTCATATTTTTTACTTTGCCCTGGCTTGGCTTTAGTCGAATCACCCGTGACCTTTCACTGGTCAAATTAAATGTATCCCAACTGCTGCCTGCTTTACCATGGCTAATAAGCTCAATGTCGCTCAACTGACCCTTATCGATCTCTGCTAAAAAATCGTCAGACGGATGCCCGGTCATCTCGAACTTATATTGACCCTTTAACGACTTTTTCTTTCCATCCGTATCAACTGAGTTATCGGGGTGTGGATATAAAAACGTAGACAACCCAGCGGCCTGGCTTGCCCTCACTGCCCTGTACATTAGACTCCCGATTCTTTGGCTACTTACTCCCGCCTGCTCAATAAGTGCAGGGTACGAACCGTCATTCCCGCGCTTCAGGTTGAACGCGATATGAGCCGAATAAGCATGAGCTTCCACACTATCCTTCTTCGCAACGCGAAGCCCGCCACTCGATCGATTCTCAATCGCCAAATCAGCAGCATCGATATCAGATCGATTAACTAACATGACGGCTTTACCGCGCTTTATATCAATCTCAATGTCCGCCAATTTCCATTGCAGTATGTCTCCAACAGAGCTGGTTTGAATCTGAGCCCCTTTCGCCAATTGGCTCTTGAAGTCAGTCAGTATGCTTTCAAGGTCACGCGCCTTAACATGATTCGCCGCGCCCTTTGCGCCACGAACTGTCGCACCAACACGGAGCTGGAAGAACCTCACCAATCTTTCGTTAGCTTTCACAACAATCTCGCCTTATACAGTGCGAAAACGTTACGAAAGACTACTTAATTAATCAATGAGCATTTTCCCCACTTACACTTTTCTAGATTGAGGGAAGATCTGTCGCGCAACCAAAAACAAAAAGCCCCGCACGTGGCGAGGCTTGCAATTCTTCCGGACACGCCGAAGGAGCCTTTCGGCTCCCTCTACTCGGCCATGCTGCGCATGTCGGCTGTCAAATTGTGCCCATATTATCGCCTCCCCAAGTCCTAAACGCAAGCCTCGCCTCGGTATTTTCCAGAGTGAAGCATGCGCGCAACATGTGGTCATCAAACTCCGCGTACCGGATCGATGCCGCCCGTGAGATCTTGTGCGGGTGCAGTTTATACAC